TTGTAAAGAATCTTTATAAACATGTTCTATCATCTTTCCGTTTAATTCTAATATTAATGCAAATACAACCTCTATCATTGGTGACCATTTCCATTTCTAATTAATTTTTCTACATCCTCTGTAAGTTTTTTTGTTCTCTCTTGTAAAAATTCTATATTAACAGCGTTGTTTCTCATACTCTTAACTTCTATCTCTAACTCATCTAATAATCCTGCAATATGCTCCACCAACATAAAAAGTTCAGCCTCCCCACTTGACTGACCTAATTCTCCACGTGGATATTTGATTCTAAATTCTGTATTGTGTTGTAAATCTTTTTCAAACAATTCTAACTTTGTTGAGTGTTGATTTAATTTTTCATTGATACCAAAATAAGCCCAGGTGCCAATTGCGACGAGCGCTATCAAAGACGCAACCGTCTTCATAGGCATTTGCACTTTTGCTTCTTCTGATATTGTTAAAGGTTTCTTACTCATTTAAGGGTTTTGGTAAAGGTAGTATATACCCTTCTGGTGGTATTTTCAACGTGCTGTTATTGTTGTCCAAAGTCTTAGATTCTGGGTTTTCTTTGATATAATCTTCTTTTAATTCATCCCATAAACTGCCTGTAGGCATAGTTTCTACCTCATCTACTTGTGGTATTACACCTCTGCATTTTGATACTAACAATGCAAAGTTTTCATTTTGTGCAAGACTCGGGTTTCTATTTACTTTGTTACACATCTTCATTAACTCAAGTTGTTGTTTTAGTTGTGCATTTTCTTTTGATGTTTTACAGTCTGTGCCTAAATATTTTCTAAATGATAATCTTAATTCTTGAGAATTACTTTCGTTCCAACTATTATCATAATTATCATAATCATAATCACGATTAGATACAGACAAATCTACTTCACCACATCTAGTATTACCATCGTTAAGATATTCGTTTCTAGGATATGCAGGAGTTACACAAAATGCTAATAGAGTTAGCAGTATAATTAGTATACCTGTAAAGTAATAATTCATCCTGGCAATCTCCATAGTTCATCCTAATAGTTTATTTCTCTGTTTAAATCTTTGATGTCGTATTCCATTTGTCTAACTTTATCAGCTAGAACTTCATATAAATTTTCAGCCATCTCCCAGGTGCCTTCAGCTCTTTCTAATTTTGCAATAACAGTATTTACATTGTCAGTTAATACAGACATATCTCTACGAACATTTTCTATGCTCATAGTTTTTAATTCTTGTATTTCTGCTTGATTGGCGTTGATAGTGTCTGTTAAGTTAACGATGTATTTTACACCCGTGAATGTTCCGACTAGCACTGATGCTACAACAGGAACCATAACTATATTTTTCTTTAATAGATCTACTAAATTCATAAGGCATAATTAAAATTAATTAGGGATACTATTTTATAGTTTTATAAGAGATAAATCAATCTTCTTTGTCTTCTATTTGATAGAACATTTTGTCAGTATCTTCTGTAACCCAGTCTTTATTCTCGACAGTCCAGTAAGTATTTTGGACTTTAAAGTCAGGCCAAAAGTTATCAGTAGTATAATGAGACAAGTTCCAAAGAATACGATTATTAGGCTGAGCTGCAAAATTACCGTTATCAAGTTCCAGTATATGTGCACACTTATGTTCTTGAGGAATCTCAGAATGGTCAGTATCCAGGACATTGCTGTCTGGGTGAGCCCAGTCAATTGTAAATAGATATTCACCTTTGTAAAATTTTTTATCTTTGCCTAAGAATTTACCACGTTGATTAGTAAGATAACTGTAATGATGCACGCTGGGATAATAACTAAAACAGTTCCACAGTTCCAACTCGTCAACTGACATATCGGGCACTTTGGCTCTATCATGAGATTTTTGGAAAAACGCTGAGATAGGCAATCTCCAATAACACGCGCCGTTTGTAAGCATGATGTTAAATAAGATAGCCATCCCGGAAATCGATGTGATACCGAAGACCACGCATTCAAAACTCTCTCCTTTATGTTCTTTAAGATCATATAAATATTCCTTCCTTACTTTGCAATAAATGGGTGGTATATCTGCATTTAAATATGTAGCCATTATTTTATGTCACCCCAATTGCTACCAGATTCATAATCTACTTTGTTTGGTACCTTCAACTCTACGGCCGACTCCATAATTTCAATTATATCCTCTGCTTTTTTATCAGACTCAACAGAAATATCTACTTCGTCATGAATTTGTATGTGAGGTATTATACCATTTTCATATAAAGCTACCATACTTTTTTTAGTCATATCTGCAGCACTCCCTTGTATTAATTTATTTAAAGCCTTGTAAGTAAATGCACGTTTTAAAGGCTCATCATATTCTTTTCTAGCTTGCTCTAATGGTAATGGTTTAAATACACCAAACTGAACTGGTTGCCATAAATCAAAATGACACGCCCGGCCTAGTAAAGTTCTGATTTTACCACGATCATTTGCTTTACGTGAAACATTATCCATTAATTGTTTAACAAAGGGAGCTTTGTTATGATATTGTTTTATTAATTTTTCTGCAGATTCTTTCATCAATCCTAATTCTGCCATTAATTTATTTTTACCCATACCATACATTAAACCTAAGTTAATTGTTTTGGCTTGTTTACGATCAATGCCTGCCATGTCTGCAACAACCTGGTGGAAGTCTGCATCACCTGCGTTGTATGCATCAACAATCTCATCAACACCTGTAAGGTTTTGTAACTTTGCATAGTGTACTAATATTCTAGGTTCTTGTTGTGAGTAATCAAATGATCCCCATTTGTGATTTTTTTCTGGAATAAATATAGATCTAATTAATGGACCAAGTTCTGGATGTCTTGCTGGAATTTGTTGTAAGTTTGGATTTGACATTGAGAATCTACCGGTCACCGTTCCGCCTGCATCTGATCGTATTTGATTTATGTCTGCATGTATTCTACCATTGACTGCATGTTTAGTTATAGAATCTATAAATGTGCTGTGCGCTTTATTTATCTCTCTTGCTTCAGCTATTGCTTGAGGTAATTCGTGTGGGTGATTTTGTAAAAAGTTTTTTGTAAAACTTGGCTCTTTACTTTTTTCTGTTCTATCGTACGGAAGTTTTAATTTATCAAATGCTTTTGCAATGCTACGTGCTGCCATAATTTCTACGTCAACACCGGTTAAGTGTTTGATTTTATGTAATATTTTTGACTCCTTGTGCATCAAAGATTTTTTAATATTATCTGCTTTCTCTAAATCAACTCTTACACCTTTGAATCTCATATCTATTAAGCAAGGAAATAATTGTGTCTCAAGATTAAATACATCCCACAGTTCTTGTTGATATAATTCTGTTTCTAATTTTTGCCAAAGTTTAAGTGTAGCCTCTGCATCACGTTCTGCATACTGACCTACAAACATCGCAGGTAATCTCCATAAATCTTTTTTAGGATCTACCCCATACTCTTTTGCTGCTGCATTTAAAATATTTTCATCCTTACCCATACCAATATAATATTTAGACAAGGTATTTAATTGATAAGATAATCTATTCTCATCAATCAAAGACGCTGCTATCATAGTATCTACAATTTTACCTTTGATTGTTAAGCCTGCTGATCTTAACCAGCAGATATCATACATTGCATTATGAAATATAAAGGTAGTATCTTCTTGATTAAACATGTCCTGGAGCCATGAAAACACCAGTTTTTTATCCATGTTGCCGTTTGACTCGTGTTGTATAGGAAAATACCCTGACCAGCCCTCTACGGCCACCGCAATGCCCGCAATGTGCCCTTTTCCAGTCACATTACCAGAGCCTAACTCTTTTAAATGTGGATCATTAGTTTCTAAATCTATTGCTATTTGTTTTGCACCAGTTAAATCTTTTAATTCTTCTGGCATAACCCATTCAGTCTCTGGTGTGAACAGAGGTATCTGTGTGCTTCTCACTTATAATCCCTTTCAATAATCATCTCAATAAAGTGGATGGCTTTTAGTAAATCTTCTTTGCCGTTTTTATCTTGATGACGTATTATGTATTTAATAGCACAACCTTCAGGATATAACAACTTGTTTTCAATTACAAATTTACTTGGCTGTATCACATATTTTTGATAATGTTTTCCGCCAATTTGTTTATCATATGGTTTACTCATAATATATAAGCTTTCTCAAAATCTCTTGGATCCAAGACGTGCAATTCACGCTTCGCTCTTGTTGCTCCAGTATAAAATAATCTATGTAATTCATCTGGATCATAACTAAATGTTTCAAGAGCTGCGTTTGTAATATCTTGCATTAATAAAACTTTGTCAGCTTCTCCTCCTTTCGCTCCGTGTATTGTTGACATTGTTATACGAGGATTCTTGTTTAATGTCTCACCATTCGCCCTCATATTACGAATGTAATTCTCAGTGATAGGATCTAGTCCTTCAAATGCTTCAAACCATACATTGTCTGTAATTAAACCATGATCTTTTTTACATTCTTGTATGCTGTATTTATCTTCAGAGTGTAATGTTTTACCTTTTCTAAACCCTTCTAATACATTTGATCCAAGGTATTCATAAATATTTTTTATCTCTAGGTGATTTAATAGTCCACCCTTACGCCAGGCTTCCCAATTGTTCAACGCTAACAATAGTTTAAGAGATATAGAATTACGTCCTTTGTAAGAATAATACCAACCACGTAATTCACAAACTTCTTTTACCGAATCTAAAAAATGATTAGCAGAAGATAATACTAGCCAGTTGCCTTCTGACATATCTACTTGTGTAATATCAGAATATCTACGTAAGATTCCTTGCTCTATTCTTGGTTTATAATTTTTGTCAAATCTATTTTGTACTTGATTAATTATTTTTTGTGATAGTTCATGTATGGGTCCTCCAGGTATACGATATGATTGATCTAGCGTTTGTATATCATCAACCTCTTCTTTGAGTGCAATGAAATGATCAACTTCTGCACCAGCCCATTTAAAGATAGCCTGGTCGTCATCACCTGCAATGTATGTTTTGTCTGCTCGGTTCCACATCTTACGAACCATCTCCCACTGCAGCAAAGATAAATCTTGTGCCTCATCTATAAATAAAACTGCAAACTTATTTACAGTTTCTTTTGCAATAAAATCCTCTAACAAGTCATTAAAATCTTTAAGTCTTTTTTCTTTTTTAAATC